GTGATGTCCGTGGTGCTCGAAAGGTCGAGACCCCCGTAACAGACGCGCCCTTCCAGTAAATCCGGGTTGACCGGGAATGAGCATTTGTCCCATTTGTCCATCGGCATCCAGCGGACAGCCTGTTTGACCCACTGGTTGAGCCTCAGCTGCCTGAAGCTGTTCTCCTCGGCAGGGTTTTGCTTGGCGCTTTCGCAGGCGGCCTTCACCTTGTCCATGCCGACCGTGATGCCAAGGGAGGGGTTTGCCTTTTTCCATACCTTCGGGTCGGTCCAGTCGTCTGCTTCGTCAGCTCCGAAGATAACGGGATAGAAGGTCGGGTCGATTTTCCTCCCGTCCAGGATGTCCTGGGCTTTCTGGTGGATCTCGTAGCAGATACTGTTGGTGTCGTTGCCGGCAGTGGTGATCAGAAAGTAGAGCGGCTGCATCCTGGCGTCACCGCTACCTTTGGTCATGACGTCAAAGAGCTTCCTGTTTGGCTGCGTGTGAAGCTCATCGAACACGACTCCGTGGGTGTTGAAGCCGTGCTTGTTGGAAACGTCCGCCGAGAGCACCTGGTAGATGCTCCCGGTTGGGAGGTAGATCAGACGTTTCTGTGAATCCAGGATCTTCACGCGTTTTGATAGTGCCGGGCATAGTCTCACCATGTCAGCCGCCACATTAAAGACAATAGAAGCCTGGTTTCGGTCGGCGGCACACCCGTAAACCTCAGCCCGTTCCTCACCGTCGCCGCAGGTGAGGAGCAGCGCCACGGCGGCGGCAAGCTCCGATTTTCCCATCTTCTTGGGGATTTCCACGTATGCCGTGTTGAACTGCCGATAGCCGTTGGATTTGATCGTCCCGAAAACATCCCGGATGATTTGCTCCTGCCAGTCGATGAGTTCAAAGGGCTTTCCTGCCCATGTGCCTTTTGTATGGGACAGGCATTCAATAAAGCCGACCGCATAGTCTGCGGCGTCTTTGCCGTAATGGGAATCCTTGCCCATGAATTGAGTGGACTTGTATTTCTTAAGCCTTCGTATATGCGGTCACCTCCTTCGACAGACATAAAAATAGACCCCTAAGGGCCTTCCAGTACGAGGAACAGAGCCGTAAGGCCCTATTCTCTGATTTGAATTCTTTTAGTTGAACTTCTTCATCAGCTCCGCAAGCGCTGCTTCAGCTTCCGAATCAAAGGGAATGATATACCAACCCCTGTCGTAATTGGCTATGATTCTGCCATCACGTTTGAGCATCAGTTTTGAAATGCGGCCATTGTTGATCCCGAACTGTGAACCTTCTTCAAAACTTTTGACCCAGTAGCTTATGGTGCTGCTTCCGACCTTGATGTTGCCTTGTTTCCACATGATTTTTCCTCCCTTAGTGTAGCTTTCTTTTGGTATTACATATATCACTCTAAAGGGGGGCTATAGCAAGTCATATCTCGCAGGTTTCTTACATTTCGCCCGTGAGGATGAACTGGCTGTATTCCTTCTTGTTATCCTGGATAAAGGTCACAAGCTCGTAGTACCCTCGCACATAAGCCATGTGCTGTACCGTATAGAGATCAAACATGTTGGTCTCGCCGGTTTCCCGGATGGCCAGGATCTGCCGGATGATGCGCTCTTTGATGGTCTCAGTCGGCGGATAGATTGCAGCATACCGTGCATAATCGTAGCCTTCGCTTTCCACCAGGATGCCCTCATCGGAGCCTTTTACCTTGACCAGGATGCAGTGCCATACCTTGTCGGCATCCACATACATCTTATCGACACGCTTTGCGATGAAATCGTGGTCGTCGATGAGGTTCGAACTGAAATGCCTGTATTCATCAGGTTCCAGGTAGATTACTTCTTCGATGGCAAAGGGGGTGGCCGTCTCGTTTTCGTAGCCCTTCAGGTCGTCGATGGTGTTTGCTTTCCTGATAAAATGCGCCTTCATTTCTGAACCTCCCTGTTTACTGCCTGGCAGGAATCCTCGCCGTAGGCTACGCCGAGGGATGATCCGCAGTCCCAATTCACATGGATGGTGCCGATGTCGTCGACACCCGTCACGGTCCCCAGTTCGCCAGGGCTTAGCCTTGTGTATGGGTCGTCCATGTGGATTAGCTTGACCCTGGTACCAGGCTTATACTTTTCTCTCAGATGCCTTAGCATATCTTGGGAAATGTTACGCATGCTCCTCAACCTCCTTGGAATCAGATTCCGTGCTTTTGAATGCCGAGCTTCCTGTCAGCTTGGAAAGCAGGATCTTGCGCTCCTGTTTGTACTCCTCCCCGATGAATCCAAGCCTTAGGAGGAAGCACCGGAAGGCGTATTTTTCGTTTTCGACTTCCTTGGGCTTTGCTGTGACACGTTTCTGTTCCTTCGCCAGTTTGGCAAGGGAGGTGATGAAAGCGGAGTAGGCTTTGATTTCATCGGCAGTCACCGGGAAGGCGAACCAGGGGAAGCTTATTTTATCTTCTGTGATTACAAGTTGAAGTTCCTTGACTGCAAGGGCCTTCCTGATCAGCGAGTCCTTGCTTTCGATGAGCTTTTTCAGATTTTCAAGGTTCGTGTCTGTGAAAGATTCCCGAGGGAGTTCGATCACAAGCCCTCCGATTTCATCCTCCGTTGGTGCTTCTATCTCGTCTATAGGCGCGTCTGGGGGCAGGATTCCTGTCACCTCAGCCTCAAATCCCTGTTCAGCCAGTCTTTCAACAAGTAGTTCCAAATTGTTTGGAGTCGTCTGGTCATTGAAGGAAAGTTCGCCGTTCTTTCCGATGGTGTAGTTGCCTACCTGGTATGCGCAGGATGGAACCTTCAGATATTTGGCTGGAGTCTCAGTTATTTCACTGATGAGTTGAACCAGCCGCTTTCGTTCTGCACCTGTTACTTTAAACTCGATTGTCATGATATTGTCCTCCTTTATTCTTGGTAGTACATATATCACTCTAACCAAGTACTATAGCAAGCTAATTCTGTGGTTTTTGGGACATATTTTCAGGAGCTATTTCCAACTCACTGTAGGCGATTTTCGCCTCATCTCGCAGAAGAAAAACCTCTTTGTCAGAGCCGATCTGCTCGATGTATCGTTTGACGATGACATCGCAGAATTTTTCATCAACCTCTGCGGTGTGACAGATGCGTTCCGTCTGCTCGCAGGCGATTAGGGTCGAACCCGAACCGCCGAATGGATCCAGGACGATGCATCCCGACATGCTAGAGTTGGTGATGGGGTAAGCCACCAGAGCAACGGGCTTCATCGTAGGGTGGTCGCCGTTCTTCCTGGGCTTGTCGTATTCCCAGATGGTCGACTGCTTGCGGTCCGAATACCACATGTGCTTGCCTTTTTTCTTCCATCCGAAGAGCACCGGCTCATGTTGCCACTGATAAGGAGAACGGCCGAGCACTAGACTTTGTTTTTTCCATATACACGTCCCAGAGAGGTAGAAGCCCGCATCTGTGAACGCCTTCCTGAAATTCAAGCCCTCGGTGTCAGCGTGGAATACATAAATGGAAGCGTCCTGCGCCATTGCCTCCTCGATGTTCTTGAACGCATCGAAGAGGAAGGAGTAAAACGCTTCATTGCCCATGTTGTCGTTTTTGATCTTCCCGGCGGATCCCTCGTAGTTGACATTGTAGGGAGGGTCCGTGACCACAAGGTTCGCTTTCTTACCGTCCATCAGTGCTTTGTAGGTATCGGGTTTCGTGCTGTCCCCGCAGACCAGTCTGTGCCTGCCCAGGAGCCAGACGTCTCCGGATTTCGTGATAGCCGGCTTTTGAAGCTCGGCATCCACATCGAAGTCGTCCTCTTCAATACCATCCTCATCAGTCATGAGTTTATTGAGTTCGGCCGGTTCGAATCCGAGCAGCCCCACATCGAACTCCATGCCCTGGAGGCTTTCAATCTCCAGTCGCAGCAGTTCCTCATCCCACCCGGCATCTTCCGCATAGCGGTTGTCGGCGATGATATAGGCTTTCTTCTGGGCTTCGGTCAAGTGGTCGACGAAGACGCACGGGACTTCAGTGAAGCCTTCTTCCTTCGCGGCAATGAGCCGTCCGTGGCCTGCAATCACGCTGAAGTCCCTGTCAACGATAATTGGATTGACGAAACCGAACTCCCGAAGGCTCGAGCGAAGCTTCGTGATCTGAGCGGGAGAGTGGGTCCTTGCGTTATTCACGTAGGGTACCAGTTCCTTTATCGGAACCAGCTTCATGTCACTGGTTGTCTTGCTCATGCTTTTTCACCGCCTCTTTCAGTTCTGTGTACTTGCCGACGTTCTCCCAGGGGTACAGGCACGATGAAAAATGGCCGTAGACAGCCGTCTCTGAATATCTGGGGAACCGGAGGTTCAGAAGTTCGATGATGGCTGCCGGGCGAAGGCACCAGACTTCCATGACCGCTTTTCTTAAGGTCTCATCAGGGACATTGCCGGTGCTGAAGGTTTCGATGTTCACGGAAACCGGATCCGCTTTCCCGATGGCATAGGCGATGTTCACCTGGCATCTTTTCGCAAAGCCGCACCATACGATGTGTTTTGCGATGTTCCTGGCCATGTAAGCCGCAGAGCGGTCAACCTTAGTCGGGTCTTTCCCGCAAAAGGCACCGCCTCCATGTGCGGCAAGTCCGCCGTAGGTGTCGACCATAAGCTTTCTGCCGGTGAGTCCGGTGTCCGCCGCAGGGCCGCCTTCAACAAATCGTCCCGACGGATTGATCAGAACTTCGGTCTCATCATCAAAGGGGAAGTCCTCAAAGCAATTCCACAGGACATGGCTGTAGATGTCCTTGGTCAGTTCATCCAGGGACTTTGAAGTATCATGCTGTACGGAAACAATAATGGTTTTGACTCTGGCAGGGTTCCCGTCCTGATATTCAATGGTGACCTGAGCTTTGCCGTCGGGCTTGATCCCTTTGATGAGTCCGTCATGTCTGGTCTCGTCGATTCGCTTGGTAATTTTGTTCGCCAGAATGACTGGAAGAGGTAGCATGTCCCTGGTCTCATCGGTGGCGTAGCCGTACATGGTACCCTGATCACCAGCACCTAAGGTGCTATACCAGGAGTTGTCGCCATTTCTGGATTCCAGTGCATTATCCACACCATCGGCGATGTCCTGACTCTGTTTGTGGACTACAACCATGATGCGGAATTTTTTAGGATCGTAGCCTACCTCCTGCAAGGTGTAACGAACGATGCGCTTGATATCGACTTTACCGCTACAGGTGATTTCGCCCGCCACGATAATCCTTCCCTTGGTGGCCATAACCTCGCAGGCAACTCTGGAAGCACGGTCCTTGCGAAGGCATGCATCCAGGACGCTGTCGGCGATCAGGTCGCAGAGCTTGTCCGGGTGGCCCGCGCATACGCTTTCTGCTGTTAAAAATTTAGTTTCCATATCATTTTCCTTTCCGGGCGGTCAAAAGCCGCTCCATTAAATCGTCTTGTGGAGTGAAGTTCGAGCAGTCGGTCAGGCTGTTTTCGCGCACGATGGCGAAGATCTGCGCCCATAAGCTGTAGGTCTGCTTTGAAAAGGACTGAGCCATGCTGACATAAGGGGAAGCAATCGGAGCGCCGGTCGTCGGGTGTTTTGCCAATAGTCCGTATTCGGAGATTGCCTGCTCGCATTGGATCCACCTTGCCGCGCTCATGGCGTATTGTTCGATCTGCTGCTTGGGGACCAAATGGCTGCACTTGTGCTTTCCGAGCCAACCCCAGGTCTCCGTGTATATTTCATTGGCAATCAGCGGATGACCGTTCTTCTGGGCCGCCGACAGCCAATCGGCGGGTTTCGGCATTTCCGAGCCTGATTCCGAATCTCCATCGGGCAGGGGCACGATTTGAAGCTTCTTGGAGTTGCCGTCCAGTATCTTGTCCGCCAGAGCCTTGCGCGGCCTTCCGCCGACACCAGGTTGCGGACCTCTTTTTCCCATCAAATCACCTCCAGTCAAAAGTGAGGGGGTTAATACCCCAAAAACTTATGAAAAAATTAACACGGCACCCCACGCCCGTTCCCCGGGCACAGGGTTGTAGAGATTTGATCACCCCTACCGGTCGTGCCAGCGGTCCCCGTCGCGAGCAGTAATGGCAGAGTGGCAAGAGGTGCAAAGGGCCATGAGGTTCGATTCGTCATGGGTTCCTCCCCGTGCAAGGGGAAGGATGTGATGAACCTCCGTTGCCTGAGTCATTAGTCCTTGCTTCATACACTCCTCGCAAAGTGGATGGGCTTCTACGTAGCGATCTCGTATGCGCTTCCAGGCACGACCGTACCTTTTCTTTGAGTGGGGATCACGATCATACTTCTCGTAACGTGCTGCTTCCTGACGGGCGTGTTTATCACAGAACCTCGCTTCGGTAAGCTCAGGACACCCGGGATGGGAGCAGGGACGTTTCGGTTTGTAAGGCATCGGTTCACCTCCTTGGGCATAAGAAAAGCCCTGCGGGTTGCTCCCACAAGGCTCTCTAAGATTCTATTTCCTGATTATAATACTATCAGGAGTGGCAGGTGTCTTTCAGTGTCTTTTTGTGTCTACTTCACAGGGAGTAGGAATTTTGCAGTCATCCAGTGCCCGTGTGTGAAGCTTATGAATGTAGCGAAGGTCATAGCCCATATCCACCGCAATCTTCTCCCAAGATAGGAAGCAAAGGTAACGCTTCTCCAGTAAGGTCTGGTGCTCTGGATTTACAACAGCCTTGATGACACTCATGATTTCTTTCTTGAGATCAACCAGCACGTCGATGTCATGATTAATATCATTCTGGAGATCAACGATCTTACAGATGGCATCAGCCATGCGGGAGGTTGAACCGCTGGGTTTTTTCGGCATGCCAGTCATGACAGACGTGCAGGTCGTTGCCAGATCATTCAGTGAATCAACCTGTTGGAGTTTGGACTTGATACGCATGTCCAGATAACGCGCCTGAGAAAGGTAGGTTTTAGTATTCATAGCGCACCTTTTCCTTTCTCAGCTTAGTGATGAGTATTTCCGGATCAACATTCGTCAGGACACTAAACCAATCAGAACGAAAAAAGCGTTCAATTCTGGCAAGCTCCTTTAAATCGTCGTGCAGTCGGTAGTCCTTGACTGCCTGAAGTACGATGGCGTTGGCTAATTCTTCATAAGAGTTCATAATCTGTACCTCCGTTTTTTTATTTCTCTCGGATTGGCACGGATTGTCGTTGATTGTCTTAGACTTGCAGATCGGCTTTCACAGCATCGATCAGGGCGGCTTGGGTGCTGTCCTTCTTGGATAACACCTTTAGAATCCGCTCGTCGATGGTGTCTTTGGCCACAATGTGCTGCACCACAACTGTTTCAGCGTTTTGGCCCTGTCGCCATAGGCGGGCGTTGGTCTGCTGATATAATTCCAGTGACCAGGTCAGCCCGAACCAAACAATACAGGAACCACCACTTTGCAGGTTTAAACCGTGACCGGCAGAGGCGGGGTGAATCAATGCTACGGGTAGTTCGCCAGTATTCCACTTTCGGATACTGTCGGTGCTGTCCAGTTTGGAGAACGGGACATGGAGTTTTTGTAGACGCTCCGTGATGCGGGCAAGGTCATGCTTGAACCAGTAGGCCACAAGGATCGGCTTGCCACCAGCGGCCTCGATGATATCCTCTAGTGCATCCAGCTTTCGGTCATGTATGGTAAAGGTGTCGCCATCGTCGGTGTAGATCGCACCATTTGCCAGTTGGCATAACTTTCCGGTGAGCGTGGCGGCATTTGCAGCGGTGATATCTCCATTAGGGAGCTGTAAGACGAGGTCCTGCTTCAACTCGTCGTAACGCTTACGCTCCTCATCGGAGAGGCGGACGGTATATTCGCTACTGATCAGTTCCGGCATTTTCAAAAGGTCGGTAGATTTCATGGAAATCGTAATGTCGGAGATCTTGTCATAGATGCGCTGTTCAGCTCCGGGCAGAGGCTTGTAGCTGAAGATGACCTGTCCATTTCGCTTGTCTGGCTGGAAGTAATCCAGTCGGTAGTGGCTGATGAACCGTCCAAGGCGAGCACCCATATCTAAAAGCCTAAACTCAGCCCATAGGTCCATGAGGCCATTTGCTGAAGGGGTACCTGTAAGGCCGATGATACGCTTGACCTTTGGTCGCACCTTCATCAGAGCCCTGAACCGCTTAGCCTGATAATTCTTGAAGGAGGACAGCTCGTCTACCACGATAGTGTCGAAATTGAATAGCAGCTTGCTTTCCTCAATGAGCCACTGGACATTTTCTCTGTTGATGATGTAGATGTCAGCGGGTTTGATAAGGGCCGCACGACGCTCTGCTTCAGTGCCGACTGCAACGGAGCAGATGAGGTTCTGGAGATGATCCCACTTATCTGCTTCAGCAGGCCATGTATCCCGTGCCACTCGCAGTGGTGCGATCACCAGAATACGGTGTGCCTCAAAGCTGTCAAATAACAGGTCGTTCAGCGCCGTCAAAGTGATAATCGTTTTCCCTAATCCACAATCAAGAAAGATGGCCGATATTGGGTTCTTCTCAATGAAATCAACACTGAACTGCTGATAATAGTGGAGGTCATTTCGTGTCGGCATCTTCGACCTCCTGTATTTGCTTCAATTGTCGTATAAACCATCTGAATTCGTTGTGAAATCTGGTATGGTCACCGGCTGTAGGAAACACAACAAGATTTTCTGGAACGTTGTTATACCGGTTTCCATCGCGATGATGGATGACTTCTTCGGAAGTAAGAGATCTGCCTAACAACTGTTCCACAATAACTCTATGGGCGAGTTTTCCATAAATTTTCGAATAACCGTTACATTCACCCATACCGAGATGAGCTTTTCGTAGTTTATTTCTGGTCTCAATAGTCATCCTTGTGGGGTTCATGACTTCATTGAGCTTTGTCATATGATAGCTGATATTGGTGAAATTCTTTAATGTTGCATAACCAGTAGGGTTCTTGCTTTTATTGCTGAAAGCCGCTAAACATTGTCGTGAACAGAATGCGTGTTTTTTCCCTTTCATGTAACAATCCAGCCGTTCAAATTCTGTTCCGCACCAGTCGCATTTATAAATTTTCAACATCGGGTACCACCTCTAATCTCATCAAGAAGCCCTCCAATCTGCTGCTCGTCATCAAGGATATAAACCTTGAAGCCAAGCCCGCGTAGTAATTTGTGCCTTGCCAGCTGAAGTGGTCTGGGCTTTTCGCCGGGAGCCTTTGCTTCAACGAAAGCCATATGACCACCCGGTAGAAGCACGATACGGTCAGGCATCCCGTCAAATCCAGGACTCGTGAACTTTGGTGCAATGCCTCCGGCAGCTTTGACTGCCATAACCAGTTTTCGTTCGATTGCTTTTTCTCTCATTTTCATTCTCTCCATCAGGATTTTTATGGATGGGTTAACCTCGACGCATGTCATATATAAAACTTTTCTTAGAGCTATTTTTTTAGTCCTATAGAGACTTTTTGTATATGACCTTAATCGAGGTTAACCCATAGCCAATTAATTCAAGAAATCCTCAAAATCTCCGTCATCGATCTTAAGCCTCAGCCCTGCAAAGAACCGCTTGTTTTTGACATTGATACGGCCATACCC